CCTATTTTCTACTACTATTTAGTAGGTTTCTTAGAAGTTAACTGCTGATGCTTCAAAGTGGTGATATCTCCAAGTTATTGTGAACTCTTCAATAGCGTTTGTACTTTCAAAAGCGAGGTCAATATTACCGATAGCCTGTGGGAAACATCCACGAAGGATATAAGACTTTAGAACAGTATCATCACGGTCAAGTTGTTCCACTGTAAGGTCTGCTTGGTAATCAGCAGTATTAGACAAACCAGTATTTGTAACCAAATCGTTTATACCATTTTGCCACCTTTCCATTGCGTTACGAACCATAAAGTCAGTATCGTTAATGACTGTTGTTTCCCAAGTTTCAAACTCCGTGTCTCCAGCAACATAAAGAGTACGACCTCTAAATGGAACTGTAATCTCACCCAATGTTCTACCAGGCAAAGCGGCGGTCTTGATTAGGAATGAAGTTCTTCTTACATCCAAACCAGTTGCGATAGCGCCAGGCGTATTAAAAGTTACACGGTATTGGTTTGCTCTTGCACCACCACCTGTTAGTTGAGCTTTAAATTCATCAATAGTAGCCATGTGATTATCCTCCTATCTCTGAAAATGCAACCCCTGTCCTTACGGCGATGAAGTTGAGTTGGATAAAGTTGATAGACCTAGCAGGTTTGATGAAGATGTCTGCAACAAACTCATTTCGGTCAATAACTTCACCTGTGTTATTTGTACCATCACAAACTACTGAAAAGTCTGTGATACCTCTACGACCTTGGATATCTCTCAAGAACGGTTCTACCAAGTTTCTAAACTGTGCCTGAGTAAACTCATCGTTGAACTCAAACAGTTGGAACTTAGCAGCAGTTGCGATTGCTTTTTCCAGAAGGATAAACAATCTACGAACATTGATTCGGTCAAACGCACTTGGTTTTGCAAGAGCAGTTTTATCACCGAATAGAACTGTTCCTTGGCCTGGGAATGTAACAACTGGATTAACTCTAGCAGGATAGAGAATGTCTCTCTGTGATTTGGTTGGGTTAAACGCAAGTTTAATCGCACCACGAATTTGTCCTCTGTTGAAACCGCCAGGCGAGAAGAATGGGTCTGCAACTGTGTCTGTGTTTGCACAAAGACCAGCAATGTCACCATTCAGTGGTACGAAACGATACACATCGTTGAACTTGTCGTACATATACTTGTATCCACTATCGAACACTGCATATGACGAACTTGAAAGTCCATCGAAGAAGGTTTTTACATTTGTACCTTGAGTGATTGAACTTGCAATATTTACAACATCTGCCCTACGAGGAGAGATGAATGCAACGCAATCTTTTCTTGCTTCTACAAGGTCAATTAGATTAGTTGCGTGAGTAGTTCCATCTGCACCAGCAGGAGATGTGCCTGCCATAATGAGATTTACATCGACTGTCTCTGCATCTGCAAAGAAATCGTATGCAAGTCCAAGTTCACCAACTGTTACTGCATAGTCATCTGTTCCACCACCAAGGGTTTCATCAGAGATACCTGCCTTACCAGCAGTTGATGCAAATGTAGTACCAGCAACAGGGTCAGTACCAGCATTACTCAATTGTGAGTCGTGATCCATCCAGTAAACAAACTCTGACTGATTATAGATTACGTCTGGATAGAAGTTTGTTCCACCCTGTGCAGTTTTAGCAGATGCAGCCTGTGATACGAATGGGAATGTTTCAAGAACAGACTGTGTTCTTTCACCATTTGTATCTGCTCTGAAACCAGAGATGTCACCAGTTCTGTCAAAGACAACAACATGGATTTCATCACTAAGAAGACCTTTACCAGTTGCATATGGGGATGTTCCAGGCGCTGCATCAAACAAGTCATAAAATCTCCAACGTCTACGAACATTTGTTGCAGCAGAAAGAGCAGTTTTAAGACCACCACCGTTTGGATTGTCTAATTGTTTAATTGTCAGATTATCTGTTGAGATTGCAGTAACCTCATATTCTTGACCAGATGCTTCTTGGAAATGTACAATGTCACCGACATTGAATGCAGCACCACCAGCACCAGCAGAACCACCACCAGTATCAACACCAACGGTAGTTGCACCAATAGCAGGAGTACCAGTTGTTACACCAAGTGTTCCAGCATTTCCAGAAAAAGTTTGTTCGTATGCGGTTGCGTTATGACAAACCGACACACCTAGTGAATTACCATGTGTACCAGCAGTTCTCGCAGCCCACTCTCCAACTGAACCTTGTCCAGCAGAGTAGTTATTTAAATAGTCTGTAGTATTCTTGATAAGTAAACCATTATCGTTTGCAGTTGCGTTAGTTATTCCACTCTCTGCACGAACAATTCTAAGAGCATTACCATACTGCAAAAAGTTTGCAGCGGTGAACCATGTCTCAAAGTTGCTTCCGTTTGGTTTACCAAAGACTTTTACTAGTTCTTGTTCCGAACCAATCGCAGTGATTTCTCCAACTGGGCCTTTCTGGAAAGCACCAGCCATTGCACCAATTGAAGTTGCGACAGCAGGAACAACATTAGTAAGGTCTATCTCTTTAACAAGAACGCCAGGCGATAATTGAAAGGGCATTTTTGTTTCTCCTATTTACTTTATGTAAAGTTGTTCACTTCTCATATATTTATGATTTTTTAGTTTTCAAAACCCATTTTTATATGCACCTCTGCATATAAATAGATTCATGTCTCATTACAAACAATACAAGGAAACCATCAAAGAAGTGACAAAGAGAAACTATCGAAAGAGAGTAATCTGGGTCAACGAGTTCCTTGCAAATCAATCCTGTTGTAATTGTGGGGAAACTGAAACAGCTTGTCTTCAATTCTACCCACATGATTCTAAAATACGTTCTATGTCTAAGCGTAAGGGTTTAAATTCACAATCACGACAAGAGGTCATAAAACTTATTGACCAATCTAAGATTGTGTGTGCTAACTGTTACCTTAAAATTGAAAACGACATTGTTGAAATTATATAGACATTTACCAATTTGTATCGTAGTTTCTCACAATTGGTGACCAACGTGTACCATACTCATCAACCATCTCACCAATATTCTCATCTTCTAGTCCATCAGAGAAGAAACCAAATGGTGCCATGTCTTGCTCTAATTGATTTTGATGTTCTAAGAACATTTTTTCTCTAAGGTCAATATCAGTAAGTTCTTTAAAATATTGTTGGTTTGTCATCCACGCAAACAATACACAGCACATTGCAAGGTCATCTGTGTGTCCTTCTTCTGCCTGATATGATTGTCCATGTTGTACAAAGGTTGATAACTCGTCAATAAGTTCATAGTCGTTGATGACTAGTTTGTCTGTCTCAACCATTTGTTTAAGGTTTGAACAACCTAGAGTTTTTACCGCTTTAGTTGTCCTCACACCTAACTGTGCTCTACCACCAGAGAAACCAGCACCAAGAATCTGACCAGCACGACCACGCATTGACGCCATAACTAGATTATCATATTCTAAATCATACTGTAGTGCAGTTGCAACTTGTTCACCTATATCATTTACTTCTATCATTGTATATGCTTTATTATATGACCTTGCGACTTGATGAATAATTGTTGGAAACAAGAGGGGTTTGATTTCATTACTACGATACTTGACAACAATACGATATGGCAACTGTGTTACATCAAATACAAAAAATGCAGAATAGTCATTGTTTGTACCCCTTGCAACATCTGCTACAAGTGCATAGGTATGTCCTTCTTTTGGGTTTTGATATACATCAATACCAGCATTTTTCTTTATTGGGTCATCGTAATGAAACGATTTAATCTTTGTGGGATGAATAAGTGTATTGACAGAACCCAAGAACTCGCACTCAAATTCACGATTGAATTGTTCCTGTGAGGTGTTTGCAATAGTTTCTTCTTTCCACTTCTCATCTCTACCAGGCACCTCTGACCAGTGAACCTCAATGGGAACATAAGAGTTTCTTTCTGTCTCTGCATCACTCCATAACTTATAGAATAGATTCATACCATTCGGTGTAGAAACAATAATCACCTTGGTTGTCTTACCAGATGAAATTGTGGGATACACAGAACTAAAGAAGTCCTCTGCGACATTGTGCGGTACGAAGGCAAACTCATCCAAGAATATTAGGTTGTATGAACCACCACGAACTGCACTAGAAGATGTAGAAGATGCAACAATACGAGAACCATTCTCTAAGTCCAGAGAACCTTTATTCCAAGACATTACCCCCTGTTGCAACCACTTGGGTAGATTTTCGTATGCAAGTTGCAAACGTGACAAGATGTCTCTTGCGGTTGCAGCCTTGTTTGCAAGAATAGCAACATTCATATTGGGATTAAATAAAACATAATGTAAGATATAAGATACAATCGTGGTTGTTTTACCAGACTGTCTGGGTAACTTACATATCGTAAATCTGTTGTTGTGAATTGTGCCCACCATCTCTTTTTGAAATGGGAACATATTGAAAGGAATCAATCCCTCATCCAAAGAAACAATCTTGATGTATTTAATACAGAAGTGCATAGGGTCTTCCATGCATTTCTTATATTCAAGAATCTGTTCCTGTGTCCATTCAACAGGAACATTTGCTTTCTTTAGTAGGGGATTTCCTAGATAGTGGTTTGCATCAGTCATGCAATTATTTATTCAGATTAACGCCAGTCTGTTTCCCAGCTTTTTTTATCTTCATTCCACTGCCAATTTCCTTTATCGGGCGGACTATCTGGATATTTTACTGGCGACTCCCATAAACAAGTATCTTCATTTAGTGTCCAAGACGGAAATGGTTGTGGGTCATAAAAAGCATCTTTATCTTTGTCGTAAACACTGCCGATACCAGCAAAGTTTTTACGCAACGGTTTACTAACAATGCTATTTGTTTTACCCCCTAAAGTATTGTAAGAAGTTTGTACCCAATCGCCATCCAGAGTATCAACATGACTTTGCTCTGCCACAATGACTTGTACAACGATACCTTTTTCTACTTTTGCAAAATGTGCCATTATCTATATCTCCTATGGTGTGTAACTAATAATAACAATGCCAGAACCACCAGCACCACTAGTGCTGTTACCACCGCCTGGCCCGCCTCCACCGCCACCACCAGTATTAGCCGTTGCAGCAGTTGATGTTCCACTATTCACACTACTACCAGCACCGCCACCGCCGTTACCGCCTGAAGCTGTACCACCACTATTGATACCGCCGCCGCCACCACCGCCAGCATAGAATACAGCACTACCAGTAATACTATCAGAGACTCCTACACCACCAGCGCCTCCTACTGGAGCAGCACCGTTAGCACCAACAGCACCAGCACCTCCACCGCCGCCGCCTGCATAGGCTGAGCCTGAACCGTTACCACCATTATTACCTTCTGATGGTGTATATCCACCTTCATTACCTGTACCACCAGCAGTCATATGACCACCAGAACCACCACCACCAGAACCACCATTGTTTACTGCGCCTGACGTAGAGTCAGATTTACCGCCTCCACCACCAGTGGCAGCAATCTCACCACCGCCACCATCATCAAACTTTGATGTATTACCTTTATTAGTTGCTGTAACATAAGTTCCAGTTCTTGCAGCACCACCAGCACCAATAGTCACTGTTCTTGCGCCTGCACCTAGTGATTGAGAAGTAAACTTACGGAAACCACCAGCACCACCGCCGCCGCCTCCACCACCAGCAGGGTTTCCACCACCACCACCAGCAACAACAAGTATGTCGCAACTAAAAGTAGAACCTGATGGAATAGTGAAAGTTCCAGATGATGTAAATGAATGAATTGTTTTACCACCAGAACGTGTAATTGTACCACCTGTTGCTTCAACAGCAACGGTTTTATTAATACTGTTAATAGATGGTACTCCAAGATTATCAACTACACTTATCGTAATTGTGTCTCCTGTGGATTGACCGTAAACATTTGCTGGAATAGCAACAGTTGCAGACCCACTACTAAAATTGACCCCTGCTGTTGTGGCAAGAGTTGTTGCACCTTCTTTATAAACTACATCCATAGTAGCAGTATAGTTTGTAACTGCTATTGTTAGATTGCCTGCAACACCAGAGAGAATAGTGCCAGTAATTGAATTTATTGTTGGAACATAATTTGTTTGCGACCAACTTCCATTGTTCCAAAACTCAAGAGAACCAATAGTTGTATTCAATCTAATATAACCACTATTTGGTGATGATGGACGTTGTGCAGTTGTTCCAGATGGAATGTCAAAATAACCAGTAGATGTATTTGCTTGGTCTGAGATTGCGGCAGGGGAAACGGTTATGGTTGATTTATCATCTGTTACCGCATTGTTGGCAAGTTTTGCAGTCGTTACTGCACCATCAGCAAGGTCAGCAGCTACAATTGTACCGTCTACAATTTTTACAGTGGTGATTGCATTATCTTTGATACCACTTGTTCCTATTTGTGTTAATGCTGGCATATTAGTTTCCCTTTAACATTTTTTGTAGTTCAGCAGTTGAACCGACAAACAACGCATTTGTTACATTCTTTGGTGCGGAGTTTGGAACTTCTTTGAGTTTCTTCATCTTCTCTTGAAGGTCACCAAGTTTCTCCGTTACATCTGCGACATTCTTAATTAACTGTCCAGCAACCTCATAAGACCTTGGATGTTCACTCTCCTTTGCAAGTTCAAGAATTCCATCAATTGCATCCTGTCCTCTTTCTACCAGACGATAAAAGTTTTCTCTCTGATATTTATAATCATTGTCTGCATCTTCAGATGTGGTTGGTGGCGGAGTAACCTCTGGTAAAGTTACTTGAGATGTTTTTGTTTCCACAACATCTGTAATTCCTAACACGTTATCTAATACATCATCTGAATTACGCATGATAAACCTATTCTGGTTTCTTTGGCCAAGTTACATTCTTCAATTTAAATGGGTCATTATCAAAAGCAACATCTTTAGATTTTGACGGCAAGTCACGAAGTTCTTGACGATATGTTTTCATATCATCTGACATGGTTACGTCAGAAAGTGCATAGAAATCTGTTTCTGCAAGTTTGGCATCTCTTTGTCTACGAAGTTCTATCATTGGTTCTGCATCTTGTAGTTTTTTCATTTCATCAGATATTTGCTTCCAAGTTACATCCCACTTCTCTGGTTCATTAGACAAAATAACATTACCATCTGAATCTGTGCCAGTTATTTTAGAAAAACAATCGTTAAATTCATCTTCATTCTGTGGGTCACCACGAAGATACCAATCATCAATATTCAATGATTTTAATGCGTCTGTCACTGTTGCCATTTACTTTCTCCTCACTATCCTACCAACTCAAAAATTACCCCATGATATCTTCCATCAGCATTTAGATACAACCCACCGCCTGTCAATCGGAGTGTTATATATTCAGTTGCATTTAAACTAACTAAAGTTGACATACTTATCATACCATATTGACCAGTAGATTGAGTATATCCTGAGCCGCCAGCTTCCTGATATTCAGCGCCATTTTTCCATACATAGACGTAAGTAACATTTGCAGCGGTGTCATCATCTTTCAAGAGATTGTAAGTAAACTTATATAATCCAGTTATTGGAGCAGTAAATCGACCATTGGATGTATTATAAACAGAACCCCTATTTATTGTCACTTTATCAAACAATATATCTGCTCCAGTTGTAGTGTAAGGATTAGTTGCATCTTGTGTGTTGGCAGTAGTTAAAGTTACACTAGCGATAGGTAATTGTGGGTGCAGAACACGTTGGGCAAATGTAGCATTACCACTACTATCAATAGTCATTGCATTAGTGCCACCACTATGTGCGATTGTATTTACTTTTAATGTTGATGCCATTTTTACTCTATCCTA